GGCTTTTATCAAGTCCAGCCGCGGCCCATTTCACCCGCGCCACACCACGTTTATAGTCCAGATGTGGCCCCACCACTCGAGAGGGGATGACGATACCTGCTGAAAAAGGCTGATGAAGCTTAACAGACTGGCCCGTACGTGTGGCGGCAACGGCGACAAAGTCAGCCGGTACGCGCCATCGCCGTCTTGGTCCGAAGACCCATGTGCCCACGAACGGCCGCCCGAGAAGGGCGAACCGCGCGGGCTCCCGGAGCGGGGGTGCAAAAGCTGCCCGCTGCCCGACCCGAAGGGGCCGGCCATCGCCACCAAGTCCGAAGGACTGGTGCGACCTCGATCGCCGCATGCCTATGCGGCGGCAAAGTGGTTACCTTTTATGTATTTCACCGTTCTAGTAGGTATACCACGGGCTTGTTTTTCGTGCGCGGACAAATTCTCTCAATTGTCCGGGAACCAGCTCACCGACGCTGGCACAGAGGGACTCTACTTCAAGCTGAGATTGTACACTAATCCCGAATACTCGATGGAAGTCCGCCCTGGCCTCGGCGGTGATTGGCGCGCTGGTTGTTGTCCCCTCCCTAAACCTATAATTGTCGTCCGAATCTCTCAGTTTGTGATTCACGTTTCCTTCAGTGCCGAAAACATCCGCAAGGTGCGCCATGACAGGCACGCCCGCCCAGAGGCGCGAGTAACCGTCCCGCATCGTCGCGAAATAGTCCACCACCGCGTCCCCCTTGAAATGCCTGACGACTGCACACATAGTCTTGAACGCGTCAGCAGGCCTCTTAATGAGCATTGCGGCGCGGTCGCCGAAACGGACCGGCTTCGACCTGCAGAAGATAATATCTTCCACCGTCGTCGCGCGATTCTCGACGACCACGTCGAGCCCGAGGCATGACAGACGCCGCAACCAAGACGCCTCGTATTGGAGGGCGTCCGGCGCGACGAAAATGAGTGTGTCGTCGCCGTCGCAATAGAACGTGACCTTGCCCGCCATGTACGACCGGATCATGGCGTACTTGAGGGCAGAGATCATAACGATCTTGTTCGCGACCGAAGTGCCGGCTGTGCCGGAGGCGCGATTGCCGGCGATCTCAGCGGTGAGACCGTCGGCTTTCACATTGAGACGTGTCTGAGACACAAACACCCTCCTGAGATCTTCAATATGTGGATCACGATGGTTGCTGGCGTATTTGAGGCACTCATCGCGCTCCCAGTTAGCCAAGTGACCTTGCGATCCGTCGTAGGACGAACAATCGATGGACCAGCATGTCCACCCCGGGCGGAACATCTTATTGATGTCACCAACCCGCTGTTTTAGCGAGCGACCGGACGCGAACTGCCTTGTTCCGTCCGGATTCCGCAGTGTGTGCATTGCTTGCTCCTGCAACCGCCTGACAGGACTTTCGACCAGGACGGGGGCCAAAAGAGGCTCGCCGGGTCGTGTCTTGTAGGGGTCGGTGGGCCTACCCTGTCCGCGCGCTTTAATGGCCTGAGGCACGATGGCGCGCGGTCTGGCGTTCCTCTCGCCCCATTTGACATGAGCAGGGAAAAACGTCTGTTGGGTAAAACCCCACTCCTCCAATTCACGCAAGCACTTATTATAGTGCGTGCGTTTGCCCCCGGAATAACTGTTCACCACAGACTCTCGTGTGGGCAAGTCGGTGTGCTTTCCCGTGATTCTGTCAAGATGCCGGTACGTGTGACGCAGCGAGTTGACAAAGCCACGGGCGTGGCGTTCGGAAATTTTCCAAGGGCGATTGGGGTCGAGCAAGCGATGGCGTTCGACTAACGCGTTCACTAGGTTGTTGGGACACACGCACGGTGTATCTGCTTCTCCTTCATCAGCTCCGAGAAGGTACGCAATTCTCGTGATTG